TGAGAGCGATTAAACTCCATTCATTTGCAACATACGCTGACGAGTATAATAACGCATTACCTTTGCTATGCAAGGACGCTAGTTCTCTTTCCAACGCAACATGATAGTGTGAAGTTCCTCCAATATTGCGAGTCCCTCCACTTCCGGCACCAGTTTGATTTAATGCAGTGTGCATTGCGTCAATAACAACTGGATTCTGTCCCATGCCAAGGTAATCATTGCTACACCAATTTACAATCTCTTTTATATTGTATTTGCCATACCAAATCGCATTAGGAAACTTTCCGCGCTCACGAACTATGTCGTTAAACACACGGTACTTGCCTTCCTGTTTTAGTTGGGTTAGTTTGTCTTGGAACAATTTTTTATCTATCATGTCTATATTTAACATATATGTCATATACGATAATATATCATGGCTACGCAAAAGATTAACCCCTACGTTATTTCTAACGCAGGGGTTGCTACTTCTTTAATGTATCACCGGACTATGTCCTGAATTACTCTTTATTATTAATTACTTTTTGCCTTGCACAAAGTCATAAAATTTTTGAGCAGTCTCTAATACAGCATCTGCACCCGGTACGTCTGGCGCAACTACTGTGGTCACAACTTCGTCACCTTCTTTGGCAACAGTTGTTTCGTAGCCCATCAACTTAGCGTGGTAATCCTGCCAAGTTTGATTTTGGGCAAACTCCAACACTTTCGTGCGGATCTCAAAACCATTTTTGTTTGTTGTGATCTTTGGCATCATGTCTTTGACCATGTCTGCCATTGCTTGGGTCTGTTTTAAAATATCAGCACCGTATTCTGTTTTTACAGTCATCTTATTCTCCTATGTGTGTCTGTGTAGTGTTACTAGTGTAACAGAGTATTTATAGTTTGTCAAGAAAAAAGCGCCCATATAAAATAGACGCTTGCTTCTAGTTAGCTATATGTTATACAGTGTTCTCAATTCTTCGTAGCGTCCTTCGGAAGCTAGTTTAGATGCAGTCACTGCCTTGTTCAAAGAACCAGCGGCTCCAATAATGAATTTAAGCATTTGCCATGGTCTTTCCAAAGCGTTGTTCTCTTGCTTCTTTTTTCATAGCAGCTAGTTTGTTGATTGCTTCTTCGCGACCTTTATACAATCCACGCATGTGATTTGCTGTTACGCCTGGTTGGCTAATCATAGCGCCAATTGCTCTACTGTAACCGATAATTTCTAATTTCAACCAAAGTTTATTCATTATACCCAACCTCTCAAGTTTAAGTTTACATCAATCTTTTCGCCTGCTTTTGGATATGAACTGTGCGCAATGTGCCAAATGTCACCGCGAGCAAGACCAATGTCGTTTAGATCGCGAGTTGATAATGCTGAAAGTGTTTTGATTGTTTCTCTAATGTTTTTACGTCTTTGCATTTCGACGACTAAGTTTTTCAAAAACTTAGTGATGCTTGAAAATCCGATGATTTCAAATGTGTTTGCTACGAATGTAGTGGTAGTCATGTTAGTATTCCTTACTATATATGTGTGTATGTGTTGCCTCGCAACATGTATATATTTAACATGATTTGAGGCAGATTACAACTGCATTTTGAGTATACTCGTTATGCGTGTAGTGCATACCTACTGGCATACCTAAACTTTAATGTTGCTAAGTTGTACTTTACGATTAGTGTTCATGCAATACGCAACGTATGCCTGGTCATCTTGTTTAAACTCTGTTTTTATGTAGAGGTCTATATTATTGTGTTTTTTTGATCGAGCTGATGTGACCGCAGTCATCATTACTCGACCAATATAGTTTGCTATATTAATCATTGTTTTCTCCATTGTAATGATGCTTTATGACGCGAGCGCGAGTTGTGCTACCAACTACTCAGGTCGAGAACTAATCTTGCCGTACTATTTATATTAATACCATTTGACACGCACATAAAAGATGTTATTATAAATAATGTGTAGGCAACGTCGAGCCTACCTAATGTGAGCGACAGTGTTGAAGCTGTCAAGCAAAAAGGAAAACTAAAATGGACGCACTCACCCTATGGAGCCTTGTCGGCTTCTTATTCGCAGCATATGCTGTGATAGCAAATGATTCAGTACAAACTCTCGGTACATGGATCGCATCAAACAATGAGAGATTCAACTGGAAGATTATGTGGGCAGCAGCAAGTGCTGTTCTACTATACACTTTATGGTACGGTTATTATATGTATGGAGACATTTCATATGGTAGACTTAATAAGATCCCCTTCCAAGAAGTACAATGGTATCATGCAATGGCACCGGCTGTACTATTATTATTAACACGATTTGGAGTACCAGTATCAACCAGCTTCCTAGTACTAAGTGCTTTCGCAAGTACATTTGTATTAGAAAAGATGCTGGTTAAATCGCTGATGGGCTATGTTGTAGCAGCAACCGCTGCTTATGGCATTTGGTATGTTGTTAGTCGTTGGTTGGATGAAGGCAAGCCAGTCAAGGAAGAACACAAAGGTTATTGGCGAGTAGCACAATGGGTAACAACAGGCTTTCTGTGGTTTACTTGGCTAAGTCATGACATGGCTAACATAGCAGTGTTTCTACCAAGAGAACTTGACATTCAACTAATGGTGTTGATTAGTGTGGTGTTTGTGGCAGGACTTGCTTTTATGTTCCGCGAAGGTGGCGGCAAGATACAAAAGATCATATTAGAGAAACACAACACAAGATACATCCGCAGTGCTACAATCATTGACTTGGTTTACTGGGCAATCTTATTCTTCTTTAAAGAGTTGAATGACATTCCTATGAGTACAACATGGGTATTTGTTGGTATGCTTGCCGGACGAGAGTTTGCTATCGCGAGCTTTATGGGCAAGAAGAAAACAAAGAGTGTGTTCCCACTAGTGGGTAGAGACTTTGGTAAGATGATGATTGGATTATCAGCATCACTTGCTATTGTATTGCTGATACACTACGTTATCGTTCCAAACGGATTGTAAACTAAGGGGAAGGTTGTGTTCGACGACATAACCTTTTCTCTTGACATATGCTAGCATGATGTTATAATTACAAGTATACAAACACAGGATGCACTATGAAAATAGGAATCGCAGGATACGGATATGTTGGACAAGCTCACGAAGCAGCCTTGAAAGACTATCACGAAATACTAATTAGTGACCCGGCACTTGGTCACTACGCAGACTTACAACACGCAGACGCAATTATTGTATGTGTAAGCACACCGCAACATACTAGCGGTTCATGCAATGTTAACAATGTTTATGAAGTAATTGCAGCAGCACCTAAAGTACCTATACTAATTAAAAGCACAATTAGTCTAGAAGGATGGGACGTAATACGCACAGATTTTATCAGTGCTAATCTTACATTTAGTCCTGAGTTCCTACGAGCAGCGACAGCACTTGAAGACTTTAAGAACACAACACACTTTATGATGGGCGGAGATGGCGTAGGCTTTTGGGCAGATGTATTGATCAATGCTATGGGCAATATTACAATTGACAATGTAGGTGTTAGTGAACTAATACTAACAAAATATTTCCGCAACAGTTTCCTTGCAACTAAGGTTGCTTTCTTCAATCAAGCGTATGAATTGTGCCAAGCAACCGGAGACGACTATGAAACAGTTGCAAAGCACATAGGCAACGATCCTCGCATAGGACACAGTCATACAACAATCACTGATGAGCGTGGATTCGGCGGTCATTGTTTCCCTAAAGATACTTCGGCACTAATTAAAACAGCACAAACACATAACACACAACTTTCAATATTGGAAGAAGCTGTCAATTATAACAACACCCTAAGAAAGGATACTACTTGAAAATGAAAATCATAGCTGGTAATGCTAATCCCCAACTAGCACAAGAGATTGCAGACAACACCTTTGCAACATTAGTTCCATCCAAGATATCTACATTTGCAGACGGAGAAACAAGTGTAGAGTTTGACGATAACATTCGAGGAGAGGATGTATTCATTATTCAATCAACTGCTACTCCTGTTAACGACAGTCTAATGGAACTGTTGATTATGATTGATGCTGCCAAGCGTTCAAGTGCTACACGAATCACAGCAGTTATTCCTTACTTTGGTTATGCTAGACAGGACCGTAAGAGCGCAAGCCGTACGCCTATTACAGCAAAACTAATTGCTGACTTGCTAACAACAGCAGGAGCACACAGAGTGCTTACAATGGATCTACACGCAGGACAGATACAAGGCTTCTTTAATATTCCTGTTGATGATCTAACAAGCCGTTTGGTATTTGCAAAAGATATTAAGCGTCATGTACAAACTACAGAAGGCACAGTATTTGTAAGCCCAGACGCAGGCGGAGTTGTTCGTGCTAGGAAGTTTGCAGACATGTTCCATGCAGACATTGCCATCGTAGACAAGATGCGTCCTGAAGCAGGCAAGAGTGAAGTCATGAACTTGATCGGCGATGTTAAAGGCAAACATGCTATTCTAGTTGATGACATTATTGACAGTGGTGGTACATTATGCAACGCAGCCAAAGCAATTATGGATGCAGGTGCGCTGAGTGTTAGAGCATACATTACACACGGTGTACTGAGCGGTGAAGCATGTCAAAAGGTTGAGAAGAGTGTACTCACAGAACTAGTCATTACAGATTCAATTGCAGACCGTTGTCCTAAGAACTGCAAAAAGACACGACAGGTTAGTGTCGCGCCTTTGTTTGGTGAAGCTATTCGTCGTGTAACCAACGAAGAGAGTGTTAGCAGTTTGTTTTTCTAATGTATGCAGTGATGGTATGCCTAGACGGTAAGGACGATTGGATATATATTACTAAGCAAACAGAACACTGTTGGGACTTACGGCCTGAACTGTTTGAAGATGCAAGTGAAGCAATGGAGTTTGCAAAGACATTCCAAATTCCAGATAAACCTGAAAACGTAATGGTGGTAGATTATTATGAAGAATGACAAAGTAACCCGTTTTGAAGTAATTGATGAAACTGGCAGAGTTATAGTTAAGCACGGAGTTGATGTTGAGTTGTGTTATCAAGACAATGGCCAAACTCTTAAAGTGTTTCTAAAGGATAAAAAACTTAGGGGTCATCATGAAAGTTAAAATAGGTCCTGTTCCTGCTCATAGGTTTTATCACAACTGGTTATACGACTGGTTTGGATATTCCCGTAATCAGAGAACAAATATAAAGATTCACGACTATGATACTTGGAGTATGGATCATACCCTTGCTCCTATTATCCTGCCTATGCTTGTACAATTAAAAGCTACTAAACATGGTGCTCCTAATGTAGACAATGCAGATGTACCCAAAGAACTACGCATGAGCAAAAAAGATATGACACAGTTTGCTAAAGATGGATCAACTGATGACAAGTTCTTTAAGCGTTGGGACTGGGTTATGGATGAAATGATCTGGGCATTTGAACAAAAGTGTCGAGACAATTGGCATGATGATTTTTATGGTGATTATATAGAAGATCCGAAGAATGGTTCAATGGTTGGTAGTTTTGAATGGATTGATCATGATGGGATGAAAGCACATCAAACTCGAATGACCAACGGCTTTAAACTGTTTGGAAAATATTACGAATCGTTGTGGGATTAGTCTTGATCGGCTTCGATATGTTTGATGTACTCAACCATTGAGTGATCACCAAAGTTATCTATCTTGCCTTGCTTGATGCCCATCCACATGCCGCGCCATCTGTCTTTGAACATTTGCCATCCAGTCGGCTTGCGAACATTGCCATATGCATTAATGTAATGTTGAGTACCGTGATGTCTGAATCCCATAAGAGCAAGAGGAACAGTAGTGACAATGTCATTGTTGTTCTTCCATCTGTGATGTACAACATCTAGACTATTGCAATACTTCTTCCAGCCTACTCGTGGCGATCCATATGTAAATAGTTCAACTGGATCGTTTAGTTCTATATTGTGTTTTGCTCTGCTTGCCATAATGGTTGCCATCGCAGCACCTAGGCTATGTCCACAGAACCAAAGTGTTTTAGTTACATTTGTTTTACGGTTGATGTCTTGTTCAATCATAGGCCAGAGGTCATCTACTTCTGTTTTAAAACCAACATGTACTCGTCCAACCGTTTCTGCCATTACTGGCAATGCTTTCAGGTCTGCTTTTAGATCGTTAAACTCAGTTGGTTGCGTACCGCGACACGCTATTACCAAATCTTCTTTGTTCATAAAACGATATGCCTGGGCACCATCTTTTTCATAAAACTCAGTAGTTGTAAAGCCTAGTTTCTTTGCTTGACTTTTTGCATCCTTTGTGTTATTATATGCTATGCTTGATAACTTAGCAAACAATAAGGACTTTTCCTTAAAACTCATACTCGATATTGACATTATGCCCTCCTCAATCTATTATACTCATATTTATAAGAACGCTAAATACATTATCGGAGTAGTACAATGAAAAAACGCACACGAAGTATTTTAGAAGAACTTAATAGTTTTGGAGCAACCTATAGTAGTGACAAACAAATTGAAACCTCTGCTAATAATATTATTGAAAGTAGTATAAACTTGTTAAATAGAATAGCAAATTCGTATGATGATGTAACGGCAGGCGAGCTCGAACGAAGATTTATTAACAGTATACGATCAGGAGACCCTAAAAAGTTTAAGCGTGGTATACAAAAAATAATAGAGAGTAAGAACAATGATTCTAAGTGAAGGCGGAAACGTATTTAAAAAAGTCGAAGATGGTGAAGTTACACCGCTAACCCAGCGTATTGCCACAGTTGATGTACAGCCAACAATAGATTGGATTAATTCTACATTTGGTTTTAAGTTTGTTGATGAAGACATGCTCGGCACAACAGGCAAGAAAACAAAAGAAGATGGTACATTTGAAGAAAACTCGTCAGGTGATCTAGATCTTAATGTCGATGTAAGAGAATTACCTAAAGAAGAAATAATTGCAAAACTTACTGCCTGGTGTCAAAAGCAAGGCATCCCCGACCTAGAAATTATGAACAAGGGTAGGACTTTTACACAAGGTTGGGTTGCTAACGCAGGACTTCAAGTACATTTTAAAACTCCAATCAGAGGCGATGTTGCAAACGGCTTTGTTCAAACAGATTTTATGCTTACAGATAATCCTAATTTACAACGTGGAGCCAAGCGTGGCGGAACAGAGCATTACACAGGTGCTGACAGAGCAGTGTTACTATCAAGTTTAGCAAGAGGCCGCGGATATAAGTTTAGTCCTACAAAGGGCGTTGTCGATCCTAACAACGGAGATACTGTTGTTGCAGACGATTGGGACGAAATTGCAAAAATACTATTAGGACCAAACGCAAGAGAAGCTGATACACATACGGTTGAAAGTATGTTTGCAGTACTCAAACGCGATCCAAACTACGAAGAGCTAATTGCTCCGTGGAAAGAAACAATGGCCAAGGCAGGTAAAAGCATACCCGAAGCAGTTCAAACAGGATACAATACCTTAGCAGATAAACAACTTGCACGTATCAAAGAATTAAGTGGTAACATGGGCAGTGTCGTTATGTCATCAGGGGCTTTTAATAGATGAGATACAGTGATCTTAAATTAGTTGAAAACAAGGTGTTCCTTAAAGAAGGCGCTCGTATTGACCACGCAGAAGACATTGTGTTCTGGGAAGGCAGTCGAGGAGCAATTCGTGCATTAGAAAGCCTAAAAAGTTTAGAGCAAGGTAAGCATACTGATGTTACATTAAAGTGGGACGGTTCGCCTGCTATCATGTTTGGCCGTGACGAAAACGGCGAGTTTGTATTAACAGACAAAAGCGGCTTCGGCGCAAAAGGTTATGATGGTAAGAGTAAAAGCGGCGATGACCTAGAACAGATGTTCTTAAACCGTAGTGGTGGTAAGAACAGAGAGAACCCAGGGTATGTTGAGTTCGCTGGAAATATGAAAAGTATTTTTGATATGTACAAACGTGCAACACCAAAAGACTTTCGTGGTTATTTAAAAGGTGACTTGTTATATTATAACACTCCTCAAGTACAGAATAAAAATTATGTGTTTAAGCCAAACATTGTAGAGTATGCTGTTGATGTAGATAGCGACTTAGGCAAGCGCATCGGGCAAAGCAAGACAGCAGTTGTTGTACATAGATTAGTTGACGAAGCAGGTGTAGAAACAGCAGTACCACAAGGCATTGACTTCCAAGGCACTGATGTATTAATAGTGCCGTCAGTAACAGTACAAAAAGCAGCAGCGATTGAAGATGAAGACATTAATCAACTGAAAGCAACTGTGGCAAAGAATGCAGCTAGCATTGATCAATTATTAGATAACGCATCCCTTGTAGCATTAAAGATATCAGACTTTGCAAAAGTATTATATGCATATACTAACAGTAAAGTAGACACAGGCTTAGACAACTTGGGAGCAGACTTCTTTGATTGGATGGCAGGTTCTAAATTATCAGCAAACAAACAAAAGAATATCTCAACACATATACAAAACAACCAAGCAGGATTTGATGCAGTTTGGCAAGTAGTGTCGGGTATCATGCAAATTAAAGACAAGATAATTGATCAGTTCGACGCACATGATGCACCTGTAAAGTCAAACATTCCAGGACATTCAGAAACAGGCGGTGAAGGTTATGTATTAGCACACCCAGGTGGTGATGTTAAACTTGTACCACGACAAACATTTACTAGAGCTAACAGAGCTGTACAAAGATAAGGAATTATAATTATGAAAATGAATGATATACTAAATGAAGTAGCAGACAACTTTGGCATTAGTCCAGAGCAGCGTAAGTTAGCAAACTTAGGTAGAGTGTTAATGGATGCAGCAACAACAACCAAAGATGATGCACTATCAAACACAATGGCTAAAGTAGGTAATGAATTAACAAACTATGGCGCACTATTTGGTCCTAAGAATCCAAAGGAACTTATTGCAAAAACAGGTGTTAGCATGGAAGTTATCAAGAAGCTATTAGCATATGCTGATAAGATTCATAAGTCGCAGAGCGCACTTCAAACTGATCACAACGACAGTGGTCTAGATGACACAGACAATGATGATAACGACTTCAACGAGCCAGATGATAATGCAGATGCAATGGCAGCAGATCAAGCAGCAAGAGCTAAAAGAGACTAATGAACTTTCTTCAAGCAATTCAAAATGATTCTACTATTATCACTGACGACGAAGTTGATTCGTTTTTAGAAAGTTTAGATATCATAGATGAGCCGAGATACACCGCCCGCGAATGGGCAATGATGGAAGGCGGCCACGACGCATCTGATGTATTAGACACTATATCGATAGATGAAGATGCATTTGACAGGATTGCTAAACGAGTTAACAACAGAGAAATAATCCATTATAGGCTTATTGTTGGATCAGAAAATCTAATGCGAGTAAAATTGTTTTTAGAACTAGCTAACGCAGGTAAGAATATTCCACCTGTATATGTTAAAGGTATGCAACCTGCAATTAAAATGTTAGATGATATTGTATCTGCTGGGCCAGGATTTGTGCAAATGCTAAAAGTGTTACACAAAAGAGCCCAAAAAAAGCCTTAAGAACACCATTTTTGTCTAAGAGACTAAATACATTATAAGAACTTCACAGAGTGTGAGGGGACCATTTAGATCATAGGAGAATATAAAAATGGCAGCAGTAACATCAAGAGCGATAACAAAAGCAGGTAACGGTCTAGGACCAGTAACACGCATCTGCACAATCGTAAACACAGGTCAAACTCAAGCAGAGTTAGACTCAGCAATCCAAGCACTAACAACTGGCGTAACAGTTGGTGGAGTAGATTACCCAGGAGCAACAGTTGCAGGCGTAACAGCATTAGCTGACACAGTACACGTTGCACTACAAGGTGGAGTTGCTCCAGAAGGAACAGCAGGTTCATACACAGCAGCTACTACAGTAACAGTTGTAGCAACGTTTACAGACTAAATTCTAACTACCTTAGAATCGTGCTACGGCACACTAAACAGTCACTTTAACGAGTGACTGTTTTTTTATGGCTTAAATACAGTATGAGATTTAAATTAACAACAGTTGTTGACATTACGGAAACTAATGCTCGGAGAGGTGACGACAAAAAACTTGTAAATCAACAAGCAAATTATAATACAACGATTCAGACTATAGGACTTAGAGTTAATATTAATCCAGAAACTTGTACATCTAGTTTTGGAGATATAAGTAAATTAAATTTTGGTTCAAACTTTAAAGGAAAACATCGGTATTGGGAGTTTACTTTTAATGTCGAAGCAGAAGATGCACTACAATTAGATATGCTAGTAACTGACTTTGATCTAGTTCCTGTTATAACAAGCCTAGACGAAACTATAACTTTTGCTACTAACGTATTTCGCACCAATCACCTAAATGATACTAATGTAACATTTAAAATGCTCGGAGAATGATAAATACATTGTAGGCAAATAGTCTACCAGGCATCTTAAATCACACAACTAGGCTAACGCAACACTTTACCTAAACGGAGAATAAGATGGCCACCGAGCTAGAAAAAACAAATCTAGAAGCACATGTCGATTTATGTGCAATACGCTATGCAGCGTTAGAGGGCCGCCTTGGCAAAGTCGAAACAAAAATCGAACACATCCACACAGATATTATAGAAGGTCAAAAATCAATGACCAAAGTGCTTATTGGCACAGCAGGCACAGTTGTTGCTAGTTTAGTATCCATAGTTATAGTAATTTTATTACAGTAACCCTTTATTCTCGATAAATAACTATATGTTATTAAGAGAACTCACAGAATCTTTAGAAGAAAAACAAGTATGGGCTCGCAAGGGATCATCACTAGTGCGTAAGTATAGATGTACAGGCGGCGTTCGACATGGGCGAGTTGTAGCAGAACCTTCTCAATGTTTTGCACCAATAGACATTAAGCAAAGAGCATTAATGAAACGTACACGGGCAAGACTTGGTAATAAAATGGCCCGAAAAGCAAAAAGAACTAAACGTACAAATCCGGCTAGTATACGACTAAACAAAGGAAAGCTAAATCGAAAATGAGAATAGCTGAATTTCAAACAGAAGCTACGTTAGCATATACAAGAAACGGAGCATCGCAAAGCCTAAAGTTTAGATGTACTCACGGCCCACGCAAAGGTCAAGTACGTGCAAGTCCGGCAGCATGTAATGCACCAATAAATATACAAAAGAGCAAGTCCCTTTCGTTAACAAAAAAACGATCAGGAAAGATGATGTCAAAGAAATCAGCGATTACTAAATCAGGAAATCCTACATCAAAACGTGTAAGCTCGTTGAATAAATCTAGAACCCGAGGAAGAAAAAAATTATGAAAATTTTTGAATTAGACCAAGCAGCAACAATGACTCCTCCAGCAATGCCAGGGCAGACACAAGTACCTCAAGCAACTAGTGCAGCAGGTCCTGCAAGCACACAACCAACAACTGCACCAGCAACTCCGCAGGATTTGGCAAAGGCTGAAACAGATCGTAAGAAACAAGTACAAGTACAACGTAAGCAAGTACAAGATCAAATTAGAGCTATTGATGCTCAAAAGGCACAACTGCAAAAGCAGTTACAGTCTATCAAATGAAGATGAACGAATTAATAAAAGATTTTAGAATCTTTATGACCAATGAGGAAGAAGTTGAGCTCGACAAACTAAATGCTCCTACTCCTTATGCTAGTCTTACTGAAAGACAACAAGTCATAATGAACAACCTAATACGAAAAAGTCTGGTAAGTAAAATACGAGAGAACAACGTTATCATGGTTGCAAGAAATGACAAACACATCACTACTTAAAGATCTACAAGACCTAATAGAAGTTAATCTAGACCCTAGTATGTTTCCCTATCAAAAGGGAAACAGTATTCGGATTGGCAAAATGGTAGTTAGGGAAAGTAAAAAAGGATTTATGATTTTTGATTGTAAAGATCAAAAACAAATAGCAATTCTGTTTAGTAAAACAGCAGCACTTGCTCTTGCGAAAAGTTTAGCAAACAACATTAATAATACACAAAGGGTAATGGACCTAGATCGTACTATACAGAAAAATTATATGGATGCATTCTTTTTTAACAGCACATACAGAACAACATCTGACCTAGCTAAAAAAGATATAGCTTTAAACAGATTAGAAATAGCAAAGATGCACACTAGCCGTGCTAGAGACGTCCTAGATTCGATCATATTCAGATAAAACGTATAAATAACTATAATAACATATTGTACTTGAGGAAGAGCAAAAAATGAACATTAGAGATATGAATAAACCAGCTACATCTAAGCAGCTGAATGAAACAATGGCAAAAAAGTTTGGAACAAAGATTGATGTAGATTCGTTTACATTAGAACAGCTACAGGACGCTAGAAATAAGATTAGGTCAAAAGTATTTGACATTGAAACTAATGAAAGTTTCTCAGGATTGTCTCAAAATAAAACTTACAGTAAGAACAAGCTCTTCCTTGATGTTCTGAATGCTGCAATAAGTGAACGTAGTGATATCCAAGATGCTCCGCTTGAAGAAGCACAATCAGCAGCGCAAAAAGCAGCGTTCCAAAAAATGCTAGATAAGAAAAAAGGCGCAAAGCCAGCAAGTAAAGATACTAAAGACAAGAAGCCAAAAGACGGTAAGATGCCGATGGATGACAATGGTACGCCAGACGACAAGTCAGACGATAAACCAGCTTTCTTAAAGAAAGAATCAAAGAACATAGACGAAGGAAAAGATATCATTAATAATTATTTTACATCGCTTCTTAAAGAAGGTGAAGAAGATAAAGCAGAGTTAGTAATGGCTTCCAAAGACATGGTTGATCGTTTAACTGGGTGGATGGAAGACACAGCAGAAATGCAAACTGAATCCATGCTAGAACTAGCTGATGCAATCCGAGACGAAATGGGCGCACAACAAAGTGAAGCATTTACTAACTTAGTTAAGCCAGCATTAGAGCAATTATATGCATCAATGGAAACAACTCGTGTTGCACTAACAAGCGGCGTAGGCATGTTAACGGGCGAAGGCGAAGCACCTGCAATGGATATGGGTGCTGATGTACCTAGCGACGAGCTACCAGTTGACGATATAGACATGGAGCCAACAGCCGATATGGATGACGAATTTGCTTCTGCAGCTCCGGCAGCAGGCGGTGAATCAGAAGCAGGTCGTGAGCGTCGTGAGTCACGTATGTTTGCTAAAAAGAAAATGATCGAAGCATCACGCAGACTAGGTTCGATCCTAAGTTTGGCAAAAGCTACCCGCTAAGGATTAGTTGAATGAAAATGTACGAACTTTACGAAGCAGGTGAACCCCAAGCAGCTGCCTCACCAAAGTTAGTACAAGTATTAAGAACTGTAATCGGAGATGCTGATCAAAAAGGCGTCTCCGTTTTCTTACACTTCAATAAGCCAACAGCAAATGATATTAGATCAGATGCAAAGAATCTTGATCTTAATAAACTTATGCAAAATGTTGGTGCAGAGCAATTTGATTACGGAACATTTAAAGCAGCATACGATACTGATCCAAGAATAAAAACTATGATCCAAAACTTTAGTAAAAAAGGTATTGAACCTAAAACTAAACAACAAGCAACAGATACACCGCAAGGTGATACTACTGATAGTAACACAGTTGCTAGCATGGCCAAGTCAGCAACTGACGTAGGCGCAAAACTTTAAAAACATCTTGACATTGTAATAATTACATGCTATACTATGTATAACGTATGGAGTATACCTATGACACAAAGAACTGATGAAGAAATCATCACACAAATTAAAGAACTAATTGAATCACACGTAAAACCTAGTGTTGCAGAGCATGGAGGCAACATTGAGTTTACATCATATCTAGATGGGCACCTACAGTTAGAATTGCAAGGTGCATGCAGCGGATGTTCAGGATCAACAGCAACACTAAAATACGGTGTTGAAAGTATGATTAAACATTTTGTACCCGAAGTACAAACAGTAGATGCTGAAGACGGATTTAGCAATGTAAATCCTTATTATATGAACAATGATCCTTTTGGGCAAGAGGCGTGGGAAATGGAAAATATGATTTCGATTAAGGAGGTGGGCGATGAGTCTAATACTTAATAAGTTTGATTACCAACCAATTTCACGCAAGCAAGTAAACGGTAAACGACTGTATGAAACTCCTGATGGCAACGCTGTAGCAAGTGTTACTACTATTCTTGATGCTACTAGTGATAAGTCTGGTTTAATGGCATGGCGTCGGCGTGTAGGCGAAACAAAAGCACAAGAGATTGTTACAGAAGCTGCTGGTGTAGGTACACGCATGCACAAGTACTTAGAAGACTACATTGACACAGGTGAATGGCCTGCCCCAGGCAGCAATCCTTTTGCTATTAAAGCACATCGTATGGCTGAAGAAATACGTAATCAAGCAATGATTGATGTAGATGAAATATGGGGAAGCGAAGTTGCTCTTTATGTTCCGCAAATGTATGCAGGTACAACTGACCTAGTAGGACAGTACAAAGGTCAACCTTGTATAATGGATTTTAAACAGACCAACAAGCCCAAGAAGCTAGAGTATGTACAAAACTACTTCTTACAGCTAGTAGCATATGCAGAAGCACACAACGAAATCTACGGCACTAACATACGAGAAGGACATATCTTTATGTGCAGTCGCGGCGACGATGGCATGTTGTTAGGCGGCGAAACATATCAGCAGTTTGATGTATGGCCACATGAATATGACGAATGGCGCAACGAATGGTACAATCGTGTGTATACCTATTATGAACAACACGGATAAATATGTGTAATAGGAGAGACATTAAATGGCTGTAGTTCAAATATCACGCATACAAATTCGTAGAGGTCAAAAAAATGCCGGAAGTGGCTTACCACAACTTGCTTCGGGCGAGTTTGGGTGGGCGGTTGACTCACAGGAATTATTTATTGGGAACGGTAGTGTAACAGAAGGTGCACCAGCAGTTGGCAATACAAAAGTATTAACAGAAGGTCAAGATCTGTTTGTACTAGCTGACAGTTATACTTACAGAAAAGCAGATGCTTTCTTGCTAACAGGCGGCACTGTTGATAGTCCTATACGTAGAAGTTTACAAGATCGACTTGATGATAGAGTAAGTGTTCGTTCGTTTGGGTTAACTGGTAAAGTAAGTCAAATAGCAACCGTAAAACTACAAGCAGCAATTGACCAATTATACCTAAATGATGCACTTAACAATACAGTAGCAAGTAGAGTAATATTGCATCTCGAACCAGGTGAGTATATTATTGACGGACCTATTTATATTCCGCCATATGCAACACTAGTTGGCGCAGGATCAGACAAGACTATTATTAGAACACTAACAGCGTCTACTGATATGTTTACTACTGTAAATAGTAGTAGTGTTGTCGGAACTCCGGCTTCACATGCATCAACTACAACAGGTAACCAACCTACTAATATTAGACTAGAAGGTATTACACTAGAAACAACTGTACCTAATAAAGCACTTGTGCTTAATAGCTGTAAAAATAGTAAGTTTAAAGACGTAAAATTTAAAGGACCTTGGATAAGTGGTGCAGCCGTTGCAACTACTGATGTTGCTGTTGAAATGAATAGCTTAACTGGCGTAGTTGAAACAAAGAACAATGTGTTTGAAGACTGTAATTATAATGGGTTTTCATATGCGGTAATTAGTGATTGGGATATACATAATAATATATGGAAGTCATGCAACTTTGGGATTGACGGAGATGTCATTACGCTATCATCAGGAATTGTATTTGGCGCAGGACTAATAACATTAGACTCCGACGAAGGTTCTGGTAAACAATCTGGACCATATAACAACAGTTGGAATGAATGCAACTTTAATAAAATTGCAAAAAATGCTGTGTATGTTAAATTTGGTAAAGGTAACGCAAGTAACAACAATTTCTACACTTCAGTAGGAACAATTGGAGCAGAGCAAGGTGCTACAGATGCTATAATTAAATATCAAACCCCTGGAAACACATCTAGAAACGATTATTTTTCAAGAACAGCGGTATTATCTTATACACCGGGTTATTGGACAAATAATCCGTACATTCCAGAAATTGAAGGTAGTGTAACTGCTGAGTTTGGAGAATTGCACGTATTAAATACGTTAACACCAACAGGATACGATGCTGAACTAGCGGCAAATAAGTCAAAAGTCTTTAGACTTTCAGGAGAAGCAGATATTGCAAGCCAGCAATATGATATTGAATATATATTAACTAGCAGGAATTATTCTGCAGTACGAAGCGGTGTGATAACTGTTAATATCAATGGAGTAGATAAAATTCTTTCTGTATCAGACACTTACGATTATTCAGGAGCTGCTGCATACGAAAGTAAAATTAAATTTAGTGCATTAGTGCAAGATGCAAGTTCGCCTAGTGATGGCGTAAATGAAACAATTGACATAATGTATGCAAGTGAAATGCCAGTTGACGATCTTAGTCAACTAGAATTTAAGATTAAGAATAGAAAAACAACCGTCGACGCGACTGGTGAATAATGTTTGAAAAAACTTATGAAGATAGACTTCTCTCCTGGTTTAAATTTAGGCAATCTCTTGAAACATTAAATGACCCAATTCAATGTGTTATAGACAAATATAATACTGTTTCAACTGTGAGCATACATACAGATCCTTGGGACGAAAACACCTGGCCGGACCCTTGGCAACTTATACAAGAGAATCAATATTGTGACTTTGCTCTCGTACTAGGAATGTGCTATTCCTTACAGTTAACCGACCGTTTTAATGGATCTGTTTTTGAGATACATATCACTACAGACTACAACAAATCCGCAGATTATTATATATTAATGGTAGACAAATACGTAATTGGATACTATAATAGTACATATATAACTGTTAATGATCTACCTAAAGAGTTAGTCGTACAGAAAATTTACCGCCTGCCGCATCGGCAATAAATATCTAATATAACAAGTTAAAGGACAAATAAATGATTCAAGTTAACAAACGCAATGGCTATAAAGAAACCCTCGATATCGAAAAGTTACACAAAGTTGTATTTTATGCATGTGAAGATATTACAGGAGTTAGTCCGAGTGAAGTAGAACTTAAGAGTCAGATTCAGTTTTATAATGGTATAACCAGTAAAGAAATACAAGAAACACTTATCAAGGCGGCAGCTGATCTTATCAGTGAAGATACTCCTAACTATCAATATGTCGGTGGCAGACTTGTTAACTATGCACTACGTAAAGAAGTTTACGATGGATTTGAGCCATGTCATGTTAAAGAATTAGTTGACCGTAATACTGAGGCAGGGTTTTATGACGCAGAACTTGTTACAAAATACAGCGACGAAGAGTGGGATAAAATTAATACATTCATCAAGCACGAGCGTGACGATGCATTAACTTATGTTGCTATGGAGCAACTACGCGGCAAGTACCTAGTACAAAATAGAGTAAGTGGCGAGATCTTTGAAACACCACAAATGTGTTATATTCTTATAGCAGCTAGTCTTTTTCAAGACTATCCAGTTAGTTCCCGTTTGCAATGGGTAAAGGATTATTATGATGCTATTAGTTTGCACGACATTAGTTTACCTACTCCTGTTATGGCAGGTGTGCGTACCCCGCAGCGTCAGTTCAGTTCGTGCGTACTCATTGAAACTGATGACAGTCTTGACAGCATTAACGCTACTGCTGCTGCTGTTGTTAAGTACGTCTCACAAAAGGCAGGCATTGGAATTGGTGGAGGAAGTATCCGTGCTATCGGCTCCCCCATACGTAAAGGCGATGCATATCACACAGGTATCATTCCTTTCTATAAGCATTTCCAATCAGCAGTAAAGTCATGTAGCCAAGGTGGAGTGCGTGGCGGC